AGTAAAATACCTGGTGTTGTTATATGTAACTGTCACTCTAAAGTTCAGACAATGGACGATGGAAATAAGGTTATACCTTATATAGATGGTAGTAGCAAAGACGATATCAGTAAATGGTTTGATTTTGTTTTCTATACTAAAACTAATATATCTGGCAATGATAGACAATATCGCTGGATTACTGGTCGCAGTGAGAAATATGATCATGCTAAAGATAGAACGGGTTTATTAGATACAGAAATAGAACAGAACTATGCTACAGTTATAGCTGCAGCTAAGGAAAAAGGCTTTGATGGAGCTAAAATCCTCGTTATTGGTTCACCTGGATCTGGTAAGACATATAGTTTGCAAACACTAGTAAATGGAGGTTCTAAATGAGAACACTAACAGTAAGAAAAGGTGGTACTGACTTTACAACTGGTTGGCATACACTGACTGTTTCAGATGCTAAATATGGAGACTGGGAAGGCAAGAGATACTTAGACGTATTCTTTGATGGCTATCCAGAAAACTTCAATATGCGAGTATATGAACAGAAAAGCAAAAATGGGGAAGAGTTTGCTATTGGGCAACTTTTTCGCTTTGCTAATGCAGGTATTACTGATGGCCTTGATGGTCCTGATGGTAATATTGTTGTAAAAATAGATGATGATACTAGTCATCTTAAAGGTAAGCATCTTAATGTATTCTTTCATAAAGATGGTGAATATACACGAGCTTTAAAGCAAGTGGCACCAGTTGAATTTGAGAATGTCATAGAGAAGTTTACAGAAAATGATGTAAGCTATTGGAAAAAGAGAGCAGAACAGTATTATACTGAATATGTATCAAAACATAATGCTGATACTACTCTTTCAACTAATGGTACTACCGAAACAGCTGATATTCCTTTCTAGGAATTGATCTCCTAACACTCAGGGGGTCCAATTAGCGGGCCCCCTATGTTATGACTAACGAGGGAAAGCTTACACTTTTAATAATGCTATGGATCTTGGATAAGATTATTATGGCAATAATGATATACTTTTTATAGGGAGAAGAAATGGTACAATGTAATAGAGGCTGTAATGCGACAGGTTTGCATTGGCGTACAGCAGAAAGCAAGTTTAGATTGTTTGACAAAGATAACTTAATGCATATATGCAATGATGGGGTAGAAGCACATTCAGACTTAAGAAATAAAGCTACAGATAACTTATTATCTTCACTAGGTTTAGATAATGTAGATCAAATAGAATGTGTAGAACCAGAAAAGAAGTATAAAAAGAAAGAAACTCTTTATGCAATAGATGCCAAAAAGCCTAGTGATAGTTATTTCACAATAACTGGTACGGCTACAGGTATAGCTATTACGGGAGATGATAAGAAGAACCCTATCTATCTACCTAAAATAGCCGTAAAAGAGCTAACAAGAGCCTTATTTGACTTCTTTTAATGTTAAGTGAAAATCAAATCAAAAGGCTATTAAAACAAACAGAAAGCGCATGGGCTACAACAAAAGAAGAGCGATTGCAGGGATGGCTGCAAGCTCTTAGACTTGTTTTGGAAATAAATGGTCCAGCACAAATAAGAGATGCGGAGTTAAAAAATGATTAGAGAATTTGCATTTGGCTTAGGTCGAAGGCATTACTTTGAAGATGCATCCAGTGTAAGTAAGTGGATGAATATGGATAGTGATACCTATATGTCTTTATATGAGTATGATGAAGATGTAAAAGACTACTTTGCCAAGAACAAAAAACTAGCTGGATATGACGGGAAAGCTTATATACCTGAAGAGTTTATTCTGGACGTGGATGGGGCTAATCCAGAAGATGCTCAACAAAAAGCTATAGGTTTAAAACTGTTATTAGATGACCATGGAATACCCTTTAAGGCATTCTTTAGTGGTACAGGCTTTCATTTACATATACCAAGCTCAGCTTTTACGTATATTCCTCACAAGAACTTACATATAAAGCTAAAACAAGTACTCACAGAGCATGGCATATTTGAATATGCTGATCCCTCAGTAACAGACAAGCTAAGGTTAATACGTATACCTAATACTAAAAATACTAAAAGTGGATGTTATAAAGTACAGTTACAAAATGGTATGCTTGAAGCTTCTGTCGATGACATAATAAAATATGCTAAACAGCCACATACTTTAGATGATCTTGTATTAGAATGTATATCACCAGTATTTGACGTTACCATAATAGATAAAAAGAAGACATCTATTGTTAAAATAGAATCTCAAGGTAGATCGTCCGATCCTCAATTATATCCATGTATAAGTAGTATGTTAGAATCTGGTGGGGTTGGTAAGCGTCATATGACAGCTTTAAGACTTTCATCATGGTTTAGATGGAGATATCCAGAAAGTTATGTAAGGCTTATAATGGAGAATTGGAGACAACAAGTTACAACCAAAGAAAAACCACTGCCTGTAAAGGAAGTAGACAATATTGTTACATCTGCATATGAAGCACATAATGGAGATGGTAATAGATATGGCTGTAGCGATCCTGTAATGGATGATCATTGTAGAAATACTTGTAGACTATATAGAAATAAGAAAAGTCAGAGTATTATGGACTCTTCAGATATGGAAAATAACCTGATAGAGTTCTATAAATCTGATGTAACACCTATTGATATAGGATCTCTATATGGAGGACACTTTCCAGTATATCCTGGAGAAGTTGTAATACTACAGGCACCACCTAAATCTATGAAGACTATGTTATTACAAAACTGGATGACTTCCTTCAAGGTGCCTACATTCTTCTTAGAAATGGAGATGTCACCTAGACAGATATGGTCTAGATTTGTAATGATAGAGAATGGTTGGTCGGAGAATGACCTTAAACAGCACTATAGTAGCCTTAAAAATGGCCAGGATAAGAACTTTCAATGGCTAACCACTAATTTCTCAGCTATACCAGCTAGAGACCTAGAAAAGGCTGTTATAACGCTACCTGCTAAGCCTAGAATAGTTGTTGTAGATCATATGGGACTCTTTCAGAGTGATCTTAGAGATCCCAATATGCAAGTAGAAGAAGCATCACAGGCAATGATGGAATTAGCAGTTAAACACAATCTTATAGTATTTGCAGTTAGTGAAATAAGTAAGTCTGCTATGAGTGAAGGGATGGGCATAGCTTCATCTAAAGGCTCATTCAGAACAGCTTATAACGCAAACAAGATACTATCCTTAATACCTAGAAAGTCTAGAGTAAGTGGCGAACTTGAATATTTACATTTGAGATGTGAAGCCAATAGGGAGAGAGAATATCTTAATGTACAGCTAAAGGTTGACAATGTAAGGATAATAAAAAATGACGACGCAAGAAATGAATAACCTAACACAACACATATTAGATGAAGTACGTAGTATGAGGAGTGCTGGACAAAAAGAGTATGCACATAATAAAGATAATGTGTTTGCTAACTTTGACAGAGTTGGAAATCTACTAGAAGTAGACAGAAAGAAGGTACTTATGACTTATATGCTTAAGCACATCGATGGGATAGCTGCTTATGTAAAGGGTCATAAATCACAAAGAGAGGACGTAACAGGTCGAATTACGGACTGTATGGTATACTTAATGCTCTTATGGGGTATGATAGAGGAAGAAGATGGTATTGTATCTAGGAAAAAAGATGATTCATCAGTGTTCGATGTGCTCACAACATTTCCCGATGAAAACATTGGCGTATCTGTGGGTGGGGGACGCAGTACACTTAACGGGTTACAAGCTAATGGTGATATGCAAAAAGTGCGCAAGGCGGGAAGTGGGATCGAAAAGTCTCAAGAGGTGGGCACTACTTAATGATAACCCAATCACGCTTCCAGAAGAACTCGGCATACACTGAAGATATGGACAATGAACCTATGTTTAAAGGAACAGTTGATATCGATGGAAAAGTATATGATGGAGAATTCTATAGGCAAATTGAGTATGGCAAGGAGGTTATGGTATTATGTCTGAAGCAAGACGACGACGAGGCTCCTTTTTAAATGTCTGCAAGGAATGTGGACAAGAACTGCCAAATCCTATGGATAGAATATCTATAGTACTTAAAAAATTACGAAAGGAGTTTGGATATGGCGAGAAGTGCAAGAAGCAGTAAGGCTAAAGGTAGGAGATTGCAAAATTATGTACGAGATATGCTTAGAGAGATATATTGCGATAGTTTGCAAGAAGACGATATCAAAAGTCAAACAATGGGTATGACTGGTGAAGATATTGTTTTATCTCCTGCAGCAAGGGAGAGACTACCTTATAGTTTTGAATGTAAGAATGTAGAAAGACTACAAATGTGGAGAGCAATAGAGCAATGTGAGGCTAATAAGCCTGATTGTACTGCTCCAGCTATAGTCTTTAAGAAAAATCAAAAAGATGCATATGTAGCAATACCATTTCTGGTATTCTGTGATATGCTACAACTAAAAGAGGACTTTAAATGACTGCAAGAGAGGAACAACTTAAAATAGTAGTGGTACAGTATGCACAAAGTATACTTGAGATGGTTAATCATATTAGCCCAAAGAATATTAATCAAACCGTATCACTTATTAAAGCTAATCTAAAGGTATTAGAAGACGATGTACGCAATACTTTTGTTAAATCTCCAGACGAAGACTTTAACTATAGAGAGTATAACTAATGCCTATGCCTAATCATTGCATAGAATGTGATAAAGTAGCTACAGTTACCTTGGAATCCACTCCCTACTGTAGTAACTGCGCAAGAAAGGGGGAAAGGTTTCAAAAATATTACTATAGGGAGGGTCAGCTTTTTAAAAGCGAATCCAAAAAGTAGTATATATACAAGGAAGTTTTCGTTAAAAACGAAAGAAAGCTGGCGGGTTAATACCTACCTGCCAGCATTCCTACAAGAACATCATCAACTTCTTTATTCCTTTTTCTCTTTCGCTTCTTTATCTTTGGTAGAGCTGGTCCTACACCGAACATTCTTTCTCCGGTATACATCCAGTTTGTGGGGGAGTATGGGCTATCATATAACCAATTTTGTCTCTGTTTATAAACAGGATCTTCAGAATTGCGCAGCCAATCATGAAAATGTTTAGGTTTATACATACCTGTTTCAACCCTTGCCATGCGCTCCCATTGATTCTTTAGAAAAGCAGGCATAGTATGCCACCCAGTACGAGCAGCTTGTATATTAACAACTCTAGCCATTTTATATTGCCAGTCAGGATCATTAGGATCCTTCCTCATCTTCATAGTATCTTGAAGTTCCTCTGGAGTACTGTCATACCAATCCATAAGATCTGCAATGGTAAGTATATCTGATATAAATGGTCCAAGGTTACCAGCAAATGCACCTTTGCCAAAGAACTGTCCATACTTATCTTCTAACTGTTCAG